ATTACCCCGGACAGCTCAGTATTGCGATGGCTAAAAAAGCAGCCAGCTTTCCAGATAACTTTAAGCTGCACGGGAAATTCACCGAACAATGGGCGCGACTTGGGAACAGCGTGCCTCCCTTGATGATGAAAGCAATCGCATCGAATATAAAAGAAAAAATACTGAACACCGCAAATTGTTAAAAGTTGCACACTAATTTAACAAAACCTTCTTATTCCGTTCCAGAAGTTGCAAAACTTATTGGAATCACTCCCTACCGTGTTCAAATGATGATTAAACTGGGCCAAATTGATGCCCTTTTAGCAGGCAGACAGAAAATAATCTTGCGCGATGACCTAAATAATTACTTCAAAACTAAAAATACTTTTTCAAATTTGCAGAATCATACTGAATTGCCTTAAATTAGTATTTGATTACTGCCCTTCTTTGCTTGCAATCATTCCTTTTGCAAATGGCAGGAGCGACAACAGGCAAGCGACTCACATCCCCTACCCCAGCAGATAACGGTAAACATCCCGGCGGCAGGCCGAAGATAGTTTTTGACCTAGACCTAGTTGAAAGGCTAGGCGGTTTGAATGCCACCAAGGCTGAAATGGGTACTTTGCTTGGCTGCTCCCACGATGTTATTGACCGCCAAATGCGCGATAAAGAAAGCGAGTTTAGCGTGGCCTATCAAAAGGGCAGGGCTAAATTGAAAACTTCCCTCAAGCGAAAAATCATTCAGCAGGCCTTGGAAAAGGATAATGTTGTGTCGTTAATCTTTGCCTTGAAGAATGTATGCGGCTGGGGGGATAAGTCAGAAATCAACGTCGAGCATTCCGGCCATTTGGTAACTGACGAAAAGACTTTGGTGAACACATGGCGTTCAATGCTGGGTGCGCCAAACGTCGAAAACAACTAATGGACAAAGAAAAACGCGCAGAAGCCTTGTTTAAGTTGATGCTCCCGTATCAGCAGCGATGGGTTTCTGATAATTCGCGTTTTAAGATTTGGCTGAAATCAAGGCAGATTGGCGGTTCATTAGGTTCAGCTTTTGAAGCGGTCGCCAGTTGCGTTGATGCACCTAACACAGATTGGGTTGTGTTGTCCGCAGGCCAACGGCAATCTGAGGAATGGATGGTGAAGGGGAACAGGGTTGCAAGGGTTGTTTCTGATGCCCTTGGATTGGATAAACCTGACTGTCGCACAAGCGAGGTAAGGTTTTCCAATGACTCCCGCATTCTTGCCCTTCCTGCTAACCCTGACACCGTGCGGGGATATTCAGCCAACCTAGTGCTGGACGAGTTTGCTTTCCATGAAAGGCCTGACCGTATTTACGAGGCCATTTACCCAGCTATTTCCAACCCTTTGCGCGGGGAGTTAAAAATAAGAATCATCAGCACGCCAGCAGGGCGCAATTCCAAGTTCTTTGAGATATGGAACAAAGCTGATGAGCTTAACTTTGTTCGACACAAAACAACCATTCACTCAGCTATTGAGGAAGGCCTGCCAATGAACGCTGAAGAATTAAAGCGTGGCTTGGATGACCCCGATGCTTGGGAGCAGGAATACGAATGCGAGTTTGTGGATGCTGCCAATGTTTTGCTGCCTTATGCGCTCATTGATGACTGCGTAAGTGACGAGGCTACGGTGGAGTGCGATGAGGAAGCAGGGCGTTCTGTTCGTTATGTCGGAATTGATATTGGCCGAAAGCATGATTTAACTGTTTGCTGGACGCTTGAAAAGGTAGGCGATGTTTTCTGGACACGCGAGGTTTTGGCTTTGCGAAACACTCCCTACCATTTGCAGGAGGAACTGCTTGCCGACAGAATTAACAAGGCGTCGTATGCGGCCATTGATTCAACGGGCATCGGCAATGCCGTGAGTGAATCCTTGGCCAATCGCTTTGAGTATAAGCTGGAACAATGCACATTCACGCAAGGCTTTAAGGCTAAAATATTCCCCGGCTTACGCAGGGCTTTCCAAGAAAGAACCCTACGAGTGCCAAGGGATAGCGCGATACGCGAGGATTTGCATTCAGTTAATGAAGTAACAACGCCGGGGGGCAATAAGCAATACCGTGCTTTACGAAGGTCTGATGGCCATGCAGACAGATGCACCGCCTTGGCTTTGGCTAATTATGCATCGGTGCTTAATCAAGGGACAGGGGCGATACAGGAGACAGACAACATAATCCTTGGCCGAGCTAAATTGGCAGGATTGAGACCGACCTTGGTATGATTGCAGGATTAAGTAACCGCTTGGGCAACTGGTTTAGTGCCAAGAAGGAACCGAACGGGACAAGCATCGGCAAGCGGGTGGTTGCGCCGAGTACCCGTGACCGCATGGACAGCAATTCGCTGGGCAGCAAACAAAGCCCAGCCAATGTAATTGCCATACTCCGTGCCGCCTTGAGCGGGGATATTCGCCAACAATACCAAGTTTATGAGTTGATGGAGGACTCATGGTCTAGGTTAGCAAAGAATCTGCATGAGCTTAAAAGCGCAGCAGCAGGGGCAAACTATACCGTTATGCCCTTTACTGAACGGGGAGAAAGGCCAACAGATTCCGCGCAGGAGAAAGCCGACTTTGTTCAGTATGCGATTGACAACTGGGTAGGCAATCCGATTGCAGGCACGAACGGCTTCCGCAATGCCATTTACGATTTATGCGATGGGGTTGGCAAAGGGTTTTCCGTGCAGGAAATACTTTGGGAAATAAAGCCCGAAGGCATTTGCCCTAAATCAACTTACTTTTGTCACCCTCGTTATTACTCATTCCCCTTTGACAGCCCCGACCTAATGCTATCACCGCAGGGCGATGGGGTTTACGAGGAATTTCCTGCTAACAAGTTTCTGATTGGGATTTACAAAAACCGTTCTGGCAACTCAATGGGGTATGGCCTTTTGCGCCAGTTAGCCTATTGGTGGAGCGGCCAAAATTACTGCCGGGATTGGCTGTTGAACTTCGCACAGGTTTTCGGACAGCCTTTGCGTTGGGCAACCTATGACCCCGGTGCAGCGGCAAACATAAAGAACGACATTGCTGACATGTTGGAAAATATGGGAGCAGCAGCGTGGGGAGCCTTCCCGGCAGGAACACAGGTCGAGTTTAAGGAGGCAGGCAAGTCAGGGCAGGACAATCCACAAAGCTATTTTATCAACCTAGCGGACAAACTTTGTGACATCACCATTCTTGGGCAAACCTTAACAACAGATGTTGGAGATTCTGGCAGCAGAGCATTGGGCGATGTTCACGAAGATGTTCGCAGGACACGGTTGCAGGATGTTTGTGAATGGGCGGCTGATGTGCTTAATGAGCAGTTAATCCGTTCTATTTGCGAATTGAATTATGGCAATCATTACGAAATGCCAACCTTGGTGCCTGACCTAGCAGGGCCAAGTGACCCCGTGCTGGAAGCGCAGCGTGACCAAATCCTTTTGGGTAGCGGCATTGATATGCCCCGCGAATGGTTCTACGACAGGCACGATGTTCCAATGCCCCAAACAGGCGAGGAAATCATTACACCACCGGAGCCTGCACCAATGCAGCCCCCCATGTTTGCCAAAGAGGGAGTTGTTGAAGCAGAACGCGCAGAGCCGGGGCCAAGGGATAAACTGCTTAACAACGTCATTGAGGATATTACGGGAGTAAGCGAGGCGTGGCTTGCCCCAGTAAAACCCGCCTTTGTTCAACTGGTGAGCAAGGCAATGGATGACAAGGTTTCGGATGCTGATTTTGAAAGGGCAGTAAATAAGGCGGCAAGTACAATGCCGGAACTGTTTGATAAATTGGACACAAGGGTGTTGCAGGATGCAATGGAGCGCAATATGGGCGCAGCAATGGTTAACGGTGCGGTGAAACGCTTTGAGGCCTCGCCGGATGCTAAACTGGAGGAATCGCCGGTATGATGCAAACCCGTGTAGAACTTCCCTCTGGCATTAACCAGATGCAGCTTACCGAAAAGGAACTAAATGATGTTCTGACCGTTGGGGCAAGGGGCGTTTCTAATTACCTTAAAAAGTTCTACCGTGAGAAAAATGCCAATGAGCCAAATAAGCTGAATCCAAGCAGAAGGACAAACTTTTGGAATAAGGTTGGCAATACTGTTAATAATCCAAAAACAGAGGGGCGGGGCAGAGTGGTTGTAGCAATAAGCAGCCCCATTCTTCCGCACAAAGTTAAGGGCGGGACAATCTCTGCGAAGCGGGTGCAGTACCTTACGATTCCGGTACATCCAGAGGCATACGATAGAAGTGCAAGACGGTTTGATGACCTTTTCGTTATTAAATCAAAAAAAGGCAATCTGCTTCTTGTTAAGCCAGACAAGCCGAGTGGCAACCCTCAACAAAGAAAATTTAATGCAAAAAAGGAGGCAAAGCGTAAGTTGCCAAATACCACTAGGCCACGCAGGGAGAACAAGCCTTTAGGGTTAAATGTTCCAGAGCGCGAAACCCCAACCATGCAGGGGGAATCCGGTTTTACGCCTTATTATTTGCTAAAGAAATCAGTCACGCAAAAGCCTTGGCCAAATAGCATCCCAACTGAGCAAGAGGTAACTGACGTATTCGTTGATGAAGCAACTTTTTATGCAGACACATTGATTGAAAGGAAATCTGCTTAATGCCATTGCCAACGCCAAACAACGAAACTTCTGACGCTTTCGCTGACCGCTGCATGGTGAACCCTACGATGCTTGCCGAGTACCCTGACGAAAAGCAACGGTTCGCTGTTTGCATGGCTCAGTACGACGCAAAAGAAATAGAGGCCGAGAAACCTCTTAACAAACCGTTTCGCTCTCCTGACGGGCCAAGCAAGTTCTCTGTTTACGTCAAAAATGACAAAGGCAATGTTGTTAAAGTAAACTTTGGCGACAAGAACATGGAGATCAAGCGCGATGACCCGCAGCGCCGAAAGAATTTTAGGTCGCGTCACCAATGCGACACCAATCCCGGCCCAAAGTGGAAAGCGCGTTACTGGTCTTGCAGAATGTGGGAATCCGGCAAATCAGTTAGCGATATGCTAAAGGCAATGAATTATGAACAGGAATACGAAACTTACATGGCAAAGAAACGAATTTATTCAACAGAAGGAATTATCCACGCAATCAGTTCGCAGATAACTGGGGATGGGTTGCCAGAGGATATCCAATACCTCCCGCCGGGGCAGCATGATATTACTGCAACCAAGAATGGAAAACCGGCAGAGCTAACCCTGACTGTAACTGCTCGCACCGCTGATTTGCTGCAAAAGTCTTTCGACAAGATTACCGCAGGAGACAGGGAGCAAATCTTTATCGACTTTAATCATGACGATAAAGAGGCAAGTGCATGGGTAACTGAATTTTATTGGGCAGGGGATGACCCCGAAGCCGGAGGGGTTCGTGCAAAGGTGCAATGGACAAGCAAAGGCGAGGAAGCCTTGGAGGGAAGGAATTACCGTAAATTTTCGCCAACATTCACCTTGAACAGCAAGGGGGAGATTGACGGAACGACTTTGAATGCGGGTGGTCTTGTAAATCGGCCAGCGTTCAAAGACATAACACCGATTGTTGCCTCGGAAGGCGATAATTACAAAACTAACAGTCAAATGATTGACGAAGAAAAAGACAAGAAACCGATAGCCTCGCAGGAAGAAGAACCCAAAAAGGAGGAAACTTCCGCGCAGGATAAGCTGGCCGAAAAGGACGAAGAAATTAAATCCCTAAAGGCCAAGATCAAGGCGATGGAGGAGGATAAGAAAAAGGAGCAAGAAGTTGCTGCTCAATCTGCCGTCGACAAAGCCGTAGAGGACGGGCGCATCCCGCCAAAGGACGAGAAGGTGAAAGCCAAATGGGTATCCATTTTGGAGCATGATCCCGATGCAGTCATGGCGTTAAATGCACTTCCCGTAAACCCCGCCTTTCAGCGCGTGGTGCAAGCCAAGCGTGACGAAGGAGGTTCAATCGAAACGAACCACGAAGCACAAGTTCGCGCCACCAAAGAGATTCAAGCCAAGAACGGCATGAACTTTGATGACGCTTGGGCGCAGGCTCGTTACGAGAGACCGCAACTGTTTAACTAAAACACATCAAATAAAGTAGAAAAATGGCAGGAGCATTAACAAGAGATACAGCGATTTTCGCGCTAACTCCGGCAGCAGACCAAACTGGTAAGGAAGGTTATGCTGTCAAGATAGCTACGGGGGAAGCTGCTATCGCAACAGCAGATGACGGAAACTTCGGTGTTATTCTCGATGGAGAAACAACATCAGGTAAAAGCACGATTGCCTCCTTTGCGGGAGCAAGCGGAACGGTAAAGGTTAAGCTGAGTGGCACAGTCGCCCTTGGTGGAAATCTAATGATACACACAGATGGCACTTTCAAAGCTCACGCAAGCACAAATATAGTTGCAGCAGTAGCAATGGAGGCAGGAAATGCAGACGAGCTTATCGAAGCCGCTTTGGTCAATTCCTTCACCGCCGTTTAATCTTATAGGAGACTAAAATATTATGGGACTAAGATCAGAAGCATCAGTCAATCCGACCCTCACCAATTATGCGAGTGGGGTTTTGAATGACTTGCAATCCGCAACGGCTGATTTCCTTGCGCCTCAAGTACAGGTGCCAGCGACAATCGGACAATACAAAGCTTATGACGATAAGAATGCCTTTCAGACTTATGACACCTCTCGCGGTGTTGGTGGGCCTGCTCGACGCATTTTTATGGACGTATCCGAGCCAACCTACAACTGCTTGCCGCAAGCGTTAGAAATCACGATTGATGATTCCGAGCGCGATGCTGCCGGTACGATTAACCCGTTGGATTTGGAGCAAGCCAAGGTCAAGACATTGGTACAGAGCAGCGTTCTCTCGCATGAGAAACACGTTTACTCTGTTGCTGATGACGTATCAGCAGTCGGGGGTGTTGGTGTTTGGGGTACAGACACCAACGATCCGGTTGATGAATTGGACGCGCAAATTGAAGCTATTGCAAAAGATACCGGCCAGATGCCAAATGCCATTCTTATGGGCATGACAGCTTGGAGGCGTTTTCGCAGCAATGCTAAAGTCGTAGCCAAACAGCCGGGTGCAGCTTTGATCGGCTTAAATGCTGGTCAGGCTTCCGCTATGCTTGTTAATTCAGCAATAGACATTCGCATTGCCACTATGGCTTACGATACTACAAAGGAAGGCAAAACTCGCAGCAATTCATTTGTGAATGGCGACGATGTTTATGTTTTCAACCGTAGTGCAACCCCAACCATTTACGATCCCTCTGCCTTTAAGACATTTGTCGGTGGGCGTGGTGGCGTAACTGCTGTTCGGGAATATCGCGACGAGTCTAGCCGCTCAGACGTATACGCTGTTGATTGGAGCCGTGACGTAAAACTCACATCTGCAATTAGCGTAAAGAGAATCACAACCTCTGATTCATAAACCACCGGGGGGCAGAGGGTTTTACCGTAAGTTATCCCCTCTGCTCCCCACTTTAATTAAACTTACAAACGATAGGAATTAGAACGATGGCAAATCCACTTTGGTGCAATAACGTAGTACCGACAGGCTCCGGCACGGGTCGCGTCAGCCAAACAGGCGAGCAATCAATTGCTGCCAACTCGAGTCGCACAAGCATAACTTTACAGAATTTGGGCACAGACGAAATCTATGTTCGCCTTGATGCCACCACACCAACATCATCCAACGCACACTACATTCTTTCTGCCCCGTCAATTAGCCTTGGCGGCGATGGAGGGTTTTTGAAAGTGGACGGATATGTTGGGGCAATGAAAGTACACGCCGGGGGCAGTAGCTTTACCGTACAAATTGTTGAGTATCAGACAACATGAGCGCAACATTAGTAACACCAAAAACCACTAGCGGCGGGG